CGGGAATACGGAAAATGCCATTGAACAAACAACAGAAGCTGCAAAAAATGCACTTGAAAAAAATGCAAAAGATACAGTAGAAGCCATAAAGGATAATAAGGACCAAAAGATAGATGCCATAAATGAAACTGACGAAAAAGCAGCACAAGCTGTTGAAGATAGCACCAAGGAACAAGAGGCTTTAGAAAGCAAAACCGATGGAACAGAACAGTCCAAAGAAGATACAAAATCAACTGAGTTGCCAGACGATTTAGGAGAGAATGTACTCGATGCTGTCAGTAGCAGTATTGAAAATATTAAAGACGGAAAACTAAAGGATTTAGAACTTGGTAAAACGGTTATGGATTCAATCAGTGAAAGTCTTTCAACGGATAATATGGATTTCAAAGAACTTGGTTTTGGCGAAAGTCTTATGGGAGCAATCAGTGAAAGCCTTTCAACCGATAATCTTGATTTTAAAGAATTAGGCTTTGGCGAAAGCTTAATGTCAGCTATAAGTGAGAGCTTATCAGTGGACAATATGGATTTTGGTAAATTGGGTTTTGGCGAGAGTTTAATGTCTGCAATAAGTACAAGTCTATCGGCAGATAATATGGACTTTAGCCAAATTTCGATAGGTGAAAGTGTAATGAATGGCATTAGTTCTTCTTTGGCTGAAACTGATTTTAGCGGGTTAGATATAGGTACAAAGATAACTGATACTATTAATGCAAGTATGGGTGAAAGTGTTGAATTACATCCTAATTTTACGGTTGTTCCGGGGAATATAGATACATCAAGTTTAACATCAGCTATCACGGAAAGTGTATCAGCATTGACAGGAGATACATCTGCACTATCGGTATCAGCAAATGTTGAGGGTATTGTAAACTACGAATTGGGAACATACCCTCAAGAAGTACCGGCTGTTAATGGTATATCAAATTATACACTTGGGACATATCCGACAGAAGCACCTGATATAACAGGCAGTGCAAGTTATACAGGAAGCTTCCCGACATCAGCACCTACATTGTATGGAACGGTTGTATATACAGCATCGTTTGGACATTTTGCACATGGTACTCGTAATGCACCTGAGGGATTGGCATATTTGAATGATGACGGAAGTGCAGATCCTCGCGAATTGGTTGAACACAACGGTCAATTTTTGATGTATGAAGGTCGTAATGTACTTGCTCCGCTGTCAGCGGGAGATAGAGTATTTACATCATCAGAAACAAAGGATATTTTATCAGGACGTGGCATTCCTCATTATGCGACAGGACTTAATAATGATGTCATAGAAAATGAGAAAATACAAGGTGGCGGCTCAACAAGTGGTGCAAATGTGCATTTTGAAAGTGGTTCAATGTCTATAATGTTTAATATTGATGGTTCTAAGGACGGCAATGTTGTTGAACAGATAAAGGCACATGCACCTGAAATAGCACAGTTAATATCAGATGAAATTGACCGACATTTAACTGCCTCATTTGCTAATTCGGGAGGTAATAATGAATGAGAAATTGTGAGAGTATAATTTTTATAATTGAAAAGGGTACACATGACGTTTTATCAATACCGTGGACACCACAAAAAATAAAATTCCGTTCGGGTGGACAAAATTTTGCCGAATATGACATAATGGACCTTGGTACTATTCAAGAGCCTACTGGTACAGGTGTACGTTCGATTCGGTGGGATGATGGTATATTACCCGGTAGAATGCAAGCAAATATGCCTTGGCAAAATGGTGCTTGGCAACCGCCTGTCAATTTTCAAGGTATGTTTTCAATGTGGAAAGCTAATAAAACGGTACTTACGATTTTGATAACAGGTACACCGATTTGTATGGATGTACATCTTTCGGATTATGATATTACATATCAAGACGGATTTGGCAGTTATCATTATTATATAGAATTTACAGACTGCGTTAAACCGACATTCACTGTTACAAATGCCGAACCTGATTCGGCTGACGGAACGGACAGAGATAAAGACCCTACACCTGCAATATATACCATAGTTGAAAATGATACATTATGGGGCATCGCACAATGTTATCTCGGTGACGGGTTGCGTTGGGAAGAAATTTATGAGTTAAACAAAGATGTAATCGAGGACACCGCAAAACAGCATGGTTTTAGTAGCTCGGAAAGAGGTTGGTGGATATTCCCCGGTACCGTTATTAAAATTCCAGGAACATCTTCTGGTGATAACTCTGCCGGTGCAACAGTCGAACTTAACAATGCACCGATATATGTTTCGTCTGATGCGGAAAGTATTGCAGGCAGAGTGACAGGAACATATTATTTGTATGACGGAAAAGAAATTCTCGGCCGATATAGGATAACAGATAAATCTTCTGATGTAGGACGTACACCAGTTGGTGAATATGTCATTGGTTGGCTGCCAAAAGAGTATATATAAGATTAAACAAACAGAATAGCACTATTTTTTATGATAGTGCTTTTTTTGTACGATTTTTAGGAGTGGGGTTAATGGATTATGTAAGAGTGGCGTCAAAGTCTTCACCGATATACAGCATTCATTTTCTTAATTCTGATAAATTAGATGTATTTGTTGACGCAGTGACAACGGATTTAAAACTTACCGAAAATAAAAACGAGCTTGCACAAAAGGTAACGATAAACCTTGTAAACTGTATGAACGGCGAGTATTTGTTATCAGAATTAATTAATGTGTGTGATAGGGTGTTTATATATGCCAATGACGGTGAAGAGTGCAGAGAGGTTTTCAGAGGGTATATATGGCGTAAAAATTATCAAAACAAGCAGAAGAAAATAATATCTTTGACATGCTATGATAATTTGATTTATCTGCAAAACAGTGAGGATAGCTATTATTACCCTGCAGGTTGGAAAACAGTAGATATATTCAATGATATATGCTCAAAATGGGGCATTGAAATTGTATACAATTATGAATCTATTGAACATAAGAAACTACCTCTTTCAGGTAAAATTTCAACTATGTTTACTGACCTTTTGGACCGAGTAAAAAAGAAAACGGGTATAAAATATGTTATACGCAGTGCAGAGGATATTATCTACATAGATAGGTACGGAGCCAATGCAAATGAGCGTGTTTACGAAATTAACCGTGGCGAAAATGCAATATCTACCGCAAGTAATATTTCAATGGAAGACGTTGTTACAAAAATAATCTTCACAGGCAAAGCTGATGATGACGGAAAAGTATCTATTACAGGCACTTTGGAGGGGGACACAGCAAAATGGGGAACACTTCAGAAAGTCATTAGAGATGATACAGAAGATGGAAAGTCAAACAAAAAGTCAGATAAAGAAAAGGAAGACTCTTTGTATGAAAATGCTCGTGATGAAGGTCAATATATTCTTGATGAAAAAGGAAAGCCTAAAGAAACATATGAAGTAACAGCTATAAATAATCCATGGATACGAAAAGGCGAGCTTGTTAAAGTAGGTGCAGGCGATATGAATTTTCGATATATTGTTACAAGTATTACACATAATGCAATAAATCGACAAATGAATATTGATTTTGAACTTGCAGATGAAAGTAAGTTATAGGGGAGTGGTAAGATGAATGCGTTTGACAGATTAGGACGAACACTTCAGGCACAGATGAATAGTGCTGTAAATGATGGTAAGAGCATTTTAATTGAATATGGTACAATTACAACTGATTTTGGGCTTAAAGTCGCAAGATTTGATACCGTTATTCCAAAAGGGGAGTATTTAATTGATAAGAGATTATCAATAGACTATAAGCCTGAGATTGAAGTTGTAACGTCATTATCTGACGGTCATAGTCACACTGTTAAAATTCCTATCACAGAGGGGATAGAACGTATTAAAGCGGGCGACAGAGTATTGGTATGTTGGATAGACGTTGATCCTATTGTTGTTGCTGTTATTGTAAGTAGCAGTGACATAGGAAAGGAGAGTTAATTATGGCAAATCTGTTTCCGACAGCAAATAACATTATGACGGTGCCGTTGGATAATCTTAAACAAAATACTCCTGTCGGATATAAACGTAGCTTGAAATTTGATTATGATACAGGTGATTTTGTTCGTGACGGACAACACAGATTAATTTCAGCGTCAGGTGTTGAGGCATTTAAACAATGGTGTGAAAATTGTATCTCAACGGACAGATATGCGTATAGCTCATATTCGACCGATTTTGGTATTAATTTAGATTTGATTATGGCATTGCCTGATAAAGCTGCACAAGAAATTATGCTGAAAAAAGAAATAACAGAGGCGATAATGGCTGATGATTATAAAAGGGCAAAGTCAGTAGATGATTTTTCATTTAATTGGATTGATACCGATGCGGTTGAGGTGGAATGTACGGTAACAGGCATTGATAATGCCGAGATAGATATAAAAGCTACGGTAGGAGGGTGAGAATATGTCGCAATTTATTATTCCTGATTTTATAAAAAATGCGGATGTCAATAAGATACATAAGCGAATGAGAGATAATCTGCCAAATGATATTGACAAGTCGGAAGGTTCGGATGTTTGGAATTTAACATATCCAACGGCATATGAACACGCATATTTTGCACAGTTTTGTATTCTGAATGCACTACGATTAATATGGCCCGAATTTAGTTATGGTACATATGCAGATTATCACGGAGCATGCAGAGGCATGGCAAGACGAAAGGCGCAGCATGCTACAGGAAGTGTCAAGATTATAGGGAATATAGGTGTAAATATCCCCAAAGGTACAGTTTTTACTACTGCACAAATCGCTGATGAAAGTGTAACGGAGTTTGTTACAACAGAAAATGTGTCAATAGGTGATAATCAAACGGTAACGGTTAATATCATTGCGGCTATAGCGGGAAAATCGGGAAATGTTCCGGCAAATACTATCACTGTTAATAGTGATAAAATTGTCGGTTTATCCAGTATTACAAATGAAACAGCTACAACAGGCGGCTATAATGAAGAAAGTGATGAAAATTTTATTGAGCGTATCAAGGAATATGACCAGTCACAGGATAATTCTTTTATCGGAAATGATAACGATTACAGACGTTGGGCGTTGGAAGTTGACGGAGTGGGTGAGGCTGTTGTAATCAGTCCCGAAGATAATCCGAATGTTGAAGATGATAGCGGTGTTGTAAATATTATCATAGTTGATTCAAATGGAGTTCCTGCAGATACAACTTTATGTGCGGCGGTTTACAATCATATTATGCAACCAGTGCCGTTATCGATAGACGGAAAAAAGACGGACGGTCAAACCACCACAATCGAACGGCTTGCACCGCCCGGAGTTATTCTTGAGGTTACAGCACCAACAACTATAGCTATTAGTGTTTCGGGCTTAATTGAATTGGATAATACAGTTGGAATTGAAGATATAAAGAGTAATTTTATTTCGTCAATGTCTGAATATATTGTACAAGCAATAAAAGACGGTGAAGTGCGATATAGTAAAATTGCATCTATTTTATCAAATACCGCGGGTGTAGCTGATTATAAAAATTTGATTGTAAACGGAAATAACACAAATGTACAGCTGATGTTAAATCAAATTCCTACAATATCAGAAACAACAATAAAATTTGATGTTGGACTTGTAGACGGGTAGGTGTAGTATATGTATTCAACAGAATTAATGGAGCAGATATTAACCAGTGAGATAGGACAACAGATAATACAACGAGTTACCAATAAATACGGTAACAGTTATGTTGGACTATGGTTGTTTCAGGTTATTGGAATGTCTAATGATGAAGTTAAATCAATGGTTGATGATTTCAAAAAGCAAGCATTGCCGCAAACTGCAACATGGTCATTATCTCTGTGGGAACAGTCAATGGGATTGCCGATTAATGAAAGTGTAAGCTTGGAGCAACGCCGGCAGAACATTATAGAAAAACGGCGTAAGCGAAATGCTATGAATCCTGCGAGAATAGAGGAAATAATATCAGCAATGACAGGTACAGATGTACGAATTGATGAGTATTATGGCAAAAATAGATTTGCGATATATCTTTCATCTATTCCGTCACTGGTAGATGAATTATCTGTTAGGAAAAAACTAAAAGTTATAAAACAATCTCATAAAGTTTTTGATATATTTTATGAACAGGCTATTAAAGGGGATATATAAATTGGCGGTATTATTCAAAAATCAAAAGAAATTACGTTAGAGGAGGTATGACAATATGGAAAAATTCTATCCTACAAAAGCGGGTATTGAATATGCTGCTTTAACTGCGCAAGGAAAAATCATAGAATTTACAAAAGGTAAATTTGGGGACGGTGTAAGGAGTACAGAAAATATAACAGAGCTTACTGATTTGATACATCCTCTTGGCGAATTGCCGATATCGAAAAAGAGTGTAAAGAACAGTACAATAATTACAACGACACAATTTTCAAACAGGGTTGGCGGTAGTATATTGCCAACTTTTTATTTGATGGAAATAGGGTTATTTGCAAAGGTGGTTAATGCTGACGGTACTGATGATGACGAGCATCCGGAAACATTAATAGGATATGCGTTTGATGGCCACGGCGATAAAATCATCGGTACATCATTAAGTGAATTTATCATTAATATTCCGTTGACAGTCGCTGATGTCAATAATGTAACTGTTGATATTGACAGTCTTGTATATCCAACATTAAAGCAATTTGAAGATGAAGTCAATACAAGAAAAACAGAAGATGAAGAATTACAGAATAGTTTGAATGTACATATCACAGATACAAGCAATCCACATGGTGTCACGGCAGAACAGATTGGATTGGACAAAGTCCCAAACGTGGCAACGAACGATCAAACACCAACATATTCTCAAAATTCATCTTTGAGCAATATTACAAGTGGAGAAAAGTTATCAGTTTCGTTTGGAAAAATTATGAAAGCAATAGCAGATTTAATCAGCCATATTGGTAGTAAATCTAATCCGCATAGTGTTACAAAATCACAAGTGGGATTGGATAAAGTTCCGAACGTGACAACCGATAACCAATCACCAACATTTACGGAAGCCGCCACAAGAGCAAATATCACAAGTGGTGAAACATTAAGTACATTGTTTGGTAAGATAAAAAAGTTTTTCACAGACCTAAAAACGGTAGCGTTTACAGGTTCATATACTGACCTGTCAAATAAACCAACGTCAATGCAAAATCCTAATTCATTGACATTGACAATGAACGGCTCATCATCAATCTATAACGGTTCGGCAACAGCAAGCAAGTCGTGGTATGCACCAACGAGTGTGGGAACGGCAGGGTATAATTTGATTAGTAATGGTAGTGGTGCTCCTGTATGGCAACAACCACCTTATGCGGTATGTAGCACATCATCAGGAACAGGTGCAAAAACTGTTTCTATAACAAATTTTAAATTAGTTACAGGCACAAGAGTTTCTGTGAAATTTTCAAATAAAACAAGTACAACACCTACACTCAACGTAAGCAGTACAGGAGCAAAAGAAATAAAATTAGTACAAACGAATGGTACATATGTAAGTGTTAATAGCTATAATTCGTGGTCGGCAGGAGAAATTGTAGAGCTTATTTATGACGGTACTTACTGGGTGGCAGTTTCATCAAATATGCGTTTTGTTTCAGGTGCTCAATCTGCAACAGTAATTGTAGGTACAACTTATTCTTCGGGATATTGTGATTATAGATGTGACGGTTCTAATGATGTATCGATAATAAACACTGCTATACAGGACGCATATAGTCGTTTGTACAAAAATGACAGCGATTATACAGGTGTAGCGTATCCTAATCTTGGTGTAAAGGTATTTTTTAAAGCCGGAGTATATAAGGTGAATGGTAATATATACACAGGTAATACCGCTTGGGTTTCAAATAATAATTATATAACGTTGGAAGGTGAAAGTGAAAATGCAGTAACTTTTGTAAAGACAACAGATAATAGTCATAGCCTTATAGATGCGACTGATATAAGTTTTGTATTTAAAAATATTAACTTTCATTTTGCTCAAGTAGCATCAACTGAAATTAAATGTTCAGGAGTTTCTTTTTATGATTGCAACATAACTCTTAGAACGGCAGGTTATTCGGGCGATAGTTTCACATTTATAGTAGCTCACAATTCAGACAATGGTGTCGTAAGAATGAATGGTGGTTCGTTTACTTTCATAACAGTATCCGGTTGGACGCCATGTATAACAGGTATCGATTGCTATGGAGTTGATATACACAACTGTAATATACAACTTAAGAACGGGGCAAATTCAAACAATATACCAAGTGGTGACAGTTTGGAATTGAATTTTATATATCAAACACAATCAAATGCTACAAGGGGTACATATCCTAATATAATGAGCCATTGCACTTTTAAATGTTCGGGAAATACATCAATTATTGCGAGTACGGAAATAAGTATAACCGAAAGTGAAATTACGTTGGCGGACAAGAGTAGTAAAATCTCTCATTACGCCACAAGCAGTTCACAGACGTTAAGAAATATATTTGCAAATAACAGAGTTCATTCAACCGGTTCATATGTGTATATGCGATTTGGAGTGATAACATGTAATTCATTCGGCAGGGCAGATACTTACGGTTCTGTTAGCTCGTCTTACTCTTATTATTTATACAATGAAGTTTGTTGCTCTATTACTGGTAATTTCTTTGTTGGTAGTTGGAGTTTATATTTAGGTTCAAGAAATGCTACTGTAACAGGTAATATGTACAAGGGTTCACTGTCAAAGTCAAGTACATCAACAGGTACGGTTACTATGGCTAATAATGTTGCGGCAAATTAGGGGGTGATTTGAATGTTTGATATTAATAATTTCTATGATTTAGACGGTGTATTACATCTAAACAAGTATAAAATTGTAGTGAGATACTACGATAGTGTAGAAAAACAGACATATGAAGATGTAACGATGTTTTTGAATGATGAAGGCTTGAAAGATATGAAAGAACAACATATTGCTAAACATCAACTATTAGAGTTAATCTCGGAGGAAGTTATAGATACATCCGACTATGAGTGGATGGAAGGATTGCCACTTCAAAGCGATAATCCGATTAAAGAGATTGAGGAGATTTATAACTATGGCAGTAAAGAGGCTTATGAAGCGTCTTTGCCACAAGCACAGGATGAATTTAATCTTGATATGGACTACAGAATGTCTAAGATGGAATTAGGATTATAAATAGGAGGAAATAGCAATGACATATGGATATTGTAAAAAAATAATTGCAAGCGGTAGATACGATAAGAATTCGATGAAGGATAAACTTGACGTGTTTCTTCTTGCAGAACGTATTACTGATGATGAATACAAAGAATTAATGCAAATGATGGAGGAATAATTTATGGACAAGATTTTTGTAAAAATTAATTTGTTGTGGGCGGGTGTTTTGACATTTTTAACATCCGCATTAGGTGCATACTGGTACATATTCGCGGCATTTATGGTGTTAAATGTAGCTGATTTCTTAACAGGTATTGCAAAGGCAAAATATGGTAATTCCGAGAACAGCAATAAGGGTGCGAAAGGTGTTGTAAAAAAATTGGGTTATTGGATTGTAATATTTATTGCATTTTTTATATCATATACATTCAATGATATAGGTAATATTATAGGCATTGATTTGGGAATATCAGCATTTATCGGTTGGTTTGTGTTGGCTACATTCATAGTCAACGAAATACGTTCAATTATTGAAAATTTAGTTGAGATAGGGGTGGATGTTCCCGATTTTCTAACTAAAGGACTTGAGATTGCAAGCAAAAAACTTGATGGAGCAATGAACGAAGGTGACAACAATGAGAACAATAAATGATGGATTTCCAATCAAACAGTTCAATGGTATTGACATTGATACGTCAATACAGTCATCATCGGCAAACTATTACACATACAGTAGCCGTGTAGTGAAATTCATTGTAATTCATTACACAGGAAATGCAAAGGACACCGCAAAAGCAAATGCAACATATTTTCATAATGGTTCACGAGGTGCATCGGCACATTTGTTTACTGATGATGATAGTTGTTATCAATCAGTTGCGTTAAATAATGCGGCGTGGGCGGTCGGCGGTACATCGGTGTATAAACACGCCGACT